AAGAGTGAGTTTGACTCACCCTCTGTGTTAGGTGGATTGGAAGATGATGCACTAGAAGCAGTCTGGAAGTCACAACACTCTCTCAAAGAGTTCACTGACCTTAAGAACTTCAAATCCTATGAAGATCTAAGTGCACGTTTGAATATTGTGCTTAACAAGTCATCAAGACCTGTGGTACAGTCAAATGAGGAAGATGAGGATCTATTACCTCTTACTAGTCCAGTTGTCAAAGCGGACCCAGAACCACCCGCAAAGAGTGGGTTTGGTGCTAAGATAAAGGAAAGAGAGTCAGGTGATTCACCAGATTTATCTTATTTCGCATCTTTAGCTAACGAGGACTAATGAAAAGACTACTGCTTGGACTCCCACTTCTACTATTTGCAGCACCTGTAAGAGCAGAAGCATTAACTTGGAAGGAATTCTGGGAGCCCTTTCAGGAGTCTTACCATTATGGTCACAGTCATGGGTCTCCCCATTGGCAAGACTGGCACTACGATCACCATCATCCACCTTATCGTAGACCAAGACCTAGAAGATGTGAGGTGGTCATTACTAAGAAGTATTGGGTGCCTGGTCACTACCTAGGTCGTACTAACACCTGGATACCAGGATATTATGAGCATCGTGATGTCATTGAGTGGGAACGTTGTGGAAAGCGTCCTCTCTAAGACCGTATATTATTTCGATTTTTGAACAAGCAAAACCCCCGAAAAAATCGGGGGTATTTTTTTGCTCTGTAGGTTTTTTAATATCCAGATCCGCTTGAAGCACCATATTGGTTAGATGTTTGATTAACAGTACTACTAACACCTGCTGCACCAGTGGTAACTACAGTACTACCATCTGATAAAACATCACCTTCACTTATAGTCTCTCCAGAAGTGTCAAATGTCCTAGATGAGTAATCCGCTTCAGATGCAAAATCGATAGAACTCGTCTGACCGATATTTGTGCTATATGTTGGTTTAACGGTAATAAATTGCTCTTGGACAGTATTCTTAGATTTCTTAATTCCTTCTTCTATGTCAATTTCGCTATTTGGAAGATAATCGCATAAAGTGCTAAATTCTTCAATAAACGCTGTTACGTACTCTTTTCGTAAAAGGTAAATATTGCGTTTTTGGTCATTTTTAGATGCTTCGTAATCATATACAGATACAGGTCTAACAGTCTCATCTTTGGCAATAAGAGTACCATCAGGTCTTGTGTAAGTATAGCTTTCTGGTACTATACGGTCTTCCTTCACTAATATGCGTCCTTTCAAATCTGTGATTCTTTGGGTAACCCAGTGATGGATAGAATCAGCATCCTCTTCATATGTGCTGTCAATATACCTTTCTAGCTCATCTTCGGACATGGGCCATTCTTCATAGATGTTAATTATATTATTAACAAGTAGCACAACCCAGTCATATTGCATATTCCCATATATGTCCAAAGCAACCTGATCTGGTCTTTGGTTGTTTTTCACAGTATATTGGTCAAATCCTAAAATGATGTCATCTAGGTTTTCACGTATTTTGATCCTTCTGAAGATATTCTTCGCAAGGGTAAATGGATCGACATTATTTTGCCGATAACTAGATGTCCTTACATAGACATCAGGTAAATGAGTAAAATATGCCATTATGCTACATTAGATGACTGATAAGTTGGTCCAAAGTCACCCAACATGTCGGATATCATATCCATCCACTGTTGTTGGTCTTCTGAATAATTATTTTGACCAGTAGCTACGTTAGGTACTGCTGCTGGTATTGGTTGATATGTTTCCTTGGTAAGGAATGCAGTTTCCATGAAGTCTAGTTTTAAATTATAATTCATAGCACCAAAATCATTATATTGCTGACCAGGCATTGTTGACTTCAATGATGAATAATCACTCATATTCACTGTCATAGATTTAAGTACCATTTTAGTAGGGAACTGCATTATGGCACTTAGTAGTCCAGGTGAACCACCAGTATTAGGATTATTGATGGTTTCATTTCCACCACCCCTATCAACATATCTAACATGAGTGCAACGGAAATATTCTGGAATTGTTAACCAATTGTTATTACCTTTGCCAGGAAGTGAGTATAATCTTAATTTTTTTACAATCTCATATATGGTCATTACATCATCAGCACTCTTTGGTGCTAATTGCCAATCCCATGAGTGAGACCTAAATCCGTCTTGTCCACCATAGGTTGCTTCCATATATGGGTTGAATATCTTCTTACCAGTGATGGATGTTAATTGATCACTACTTAAACTAGTATTACCACCTGCTACACTAACAGCTTTATTGATAACATCAGCAGCTGCCTTATATCCTAACTGTGGCATTGCAGCTTCTGCTGCTTTTTTAATTGATTCACCTACTGCTTCACCAGTTACATCACCACCACTATTAATAACATCTGCTGCTGCATCTGTTAATGCTTTACCTGCTGGTCCCAAAGCAACACTATCCCACTTCGCTCTATGACCTTCAACTAAGTTCTTGGGTAAATATAAGTATATACTATCTTTCATTGTATCTGATTTTTGATCAAATATATCAAATTTAAGATAGTCAATGACTTTAGTAGGGAACGCTGATTCACTAGTAATCGCTTCTCGACTAGATGATGAGTTAACTCCTATGGGTTTAGCCTTAGGAAATACTAGTGGTGCACTTGACATGGGATATAAAGGATACTACCGACCATCAAACAAGCATAAGTATAAGGGTGATCATACCAATATTATTTATAGGAGTTTGTGGGAAAAGAAATTTATGCATTGGTGTGATCGTAATGCAAATGTATTGGAGTGGGGCAGTGAAGAGATTATTATACCTTATAAGTCTCCCTTGGATAATCGGACTCACCGTTATTATCCTGATTTCTATGTCAGAGCGAGAACCAAGGATGGAAGAATCGCCAAGTCGATCATCGAAATTAAACCAGCTGCACAAACTAAGCCCCCTAAACGTAAATCGCAGAAGGCTCGGACCTTTCTAAATGAAGTGAAGACTTGGAATGTAAATAGTGCTAAATGGAGAGCAGCTAGACAATTCTGTGCTCACAAAGGATTTCAATTTATTATACTCACAGAGAAACATCTAAACTTATGAGTATCTTCACAGATGTCAAAGACTTAGCAGGAGGAGTCAAACAGTCTAAACAGTGGTATAGAGAACAACTCCAATATGGACTGGAGGATTATACTGGTGGTTTCACTGTGGGTGATATTATATTTTTCAACTATTCAGCACAGACACCTAATCTGAAATTTTGGGATACCTTCCCTATGGTATTAGTTACAGATGTGGACTATCAGAAGATGCAGTTCTCTGGTGGTAATATGCACTATCTAAGACCTAATGTTAGAAAGAGTGTGGCATCTGCATGGGCATCAGGTAGTATATCGTATCCTAGGCGTTGCTATCATAAATACTTTATGTCTAGTGTAACTAGAGCTTATAATGTACCTCAAGATGAAATGCGTGATATGACACCACTTCCAATAGAACAGTTTGTTATTAGACCAGCAGGTCTAGGTCGAACAATGGAAGTGCCAAGTAGCATAATCTGGAGTAGACTCAAATGAGTGCCAATAGTTTTAAGATTTTTCAGGATCTGGTAGTATCTGGTAAGAAGGAACCATCAAGATCGAATCTCTATGGTGTTAAAGTATATCTTCCCCCATGTCTTTTAGCAAATTCAAACTTTGTTAACAAAGATAGAAGGGATGCTTTCATGTCGAACAACTATCTTGCTGATCAGGTTAGTATACCTGGTAAGAGGATACAGGATACACAGGTAGCTGCTGGATGGCAAGGTGCTGCATACTCAATGGCAAGAGGACAACAGAATGGTGAGTTAGATATTACATTCTTATCAGATAAACAGATGTGGCATCGTCAATTCTTTGAGCAGTGGATGAACTATGCTGCACCAGATATGGAGAATAGATCTACATTATATGATGAATATACTACTAATATTATGATAACTAAGTGGGAAATAGGATCTCCTGTTAGTTGGGAAGGAATTACTGACATAGGACAAGTATATCAGCAGAGAATGAATGGTGTAACAGGTGTATGGCAATTCTTTGCAGCATGGCCTTATGATATGGCAGGTATGACATTCCAGAATGGTCCTACCAATCTAGTTAAGTTTAGTACTAAGTTTAAGTTTGAAAGATATAGATTTGATCAAGTAGGTGCAGAGACTATGGGACCAAATGCACCAGATAGATATGTTAACTCTGCTACTGAAGGTATCAGTTCAGTTGGCATTCCATCTAAGCAGCAAGATGCAGCTCAGTTTGGTGTCTAAATAGAACTATAATAATGATTGCATTATGCCATTACCTAAGTTAGCCATACCTGAGTATGAAGCGACCCTGCCTGTTACAGGCACACAAATATCATATAGACCATTCCTAGTTAAGGAAGAGAAACTACTTTATCTCGCTATGGAGTCGCAAGACAACAAGCAGATGATTAAAGCAGTAAAGACTATTATTAAAAATTGCACAAATCTGAAGACTAAGGTTGAAGATCTCGCTACGTTCGAGATTGAATATATCTTCTTAAAGATTAGATCTGTTGCTGTTGGTGAAGTAAGTGAGTTCAAAGTACTTTGTCCAGATGATGAGAAGACTGAGGTTACTGTCTCAGTACCACTTAGTGACGTTGGTGTTGATATTCCTGAGGAACACAATGCCAAAATTCAGTTAGATGAGAATGTAGGTGTAGTTATGAAGTATCCTTCATTGGATGTATTCATTAAGCAAAACCTCTCTGAGAATCCTGATATTGATGATATCTTTGAATTAGCTGCTACTTGTATAGGTCAGGTGTTTGATAAAGAAGAAGTATATGATTCCTTCACGAAAGCAGAAGCACTTGAGTTCCTTGAGAATTTGAATGCAGAACAGTTTCAGAAGGTTCAAAAATTCTTTGAAACAATGCCTAAACTATCTCATACTGTCAAGGTGAAGAATCCTAAGACAAAGAAAGAGAGTGATCTGGTACTGGAGGGACTAGCAAGTTTTTTCGAGTAGCGTTAATGCATGACAGTCTTGAGAACTACTACAAGACCAACTTCGCATTAATGCAGCACCACAAATACTCTTTGACAGAGTTAGAAGATATGATACCGTGGGAACGTGATGTATATGTGAACCTTCTTATTGCTCATATAGCAGAGGAAGAAAGAAGGCAGAAACAAGAAGAAAACAAGATGTCCCTATAAATGGCAATCAAGAGTTATGTCAAGATAAAACCCATCAAGGATGATGGTGCATATTCTGGATCTTTTAATCAGATTCGGAAGGGTATCAATCGTACTGGTAGTGTAATGACCAGTATTGCTAACAATAATATAGAGACACACAAACTTATAAAATTTGAGAAAGATTATTTAAGAAAGACATACAAGGTTGAATCAACGGAAGTAAAGAAGGAGGATAAGGAAAAGCAGGGTGTGTTCTCGAAGTGGGCTAAGAGCTTCAAGAATATGTTCAAGTTGCAGAAGAGGGATAAGAAGGAGGATGAAGCTGAAAAGAAAGAAGAGCCTGAGGAAGAGAAGAAAGAAGGAGGACTTGGTAAGGGGGTGAAGAAGGTAGCTAAAAGCTTCTTCGGTCAGTTGAGTGGTTTCCTGACACCTATCTTTAACTTCTTTGTCAAGATGGCAGTTGCCAAATGGTTGTCAGATCCCGATAATGTAAAGAAAGCACAGAAGGTATTTCAGTTATTCGTATCGATAGGTAAGTTTGTATTCTGGTTAGCTGGCGGTGTCGTTACCATGATAGGTGATGGACTTACTAAGTTATTTGGTAACGATCAGTCAGGTATTAAGAAAGGATTCAGTCAAGTATTTGGATTCTTCCAGTTGATAGCAGGTTTAGCAGGGTTGAGATACCTGTTAAATCCTCTGAAATTATTTACTGACGGTAAGAAGTTATTCGGTCTCTTCAATAAGACCAATGAGGCAGAGGTTACATGGAAGAAGCAGGAACAATGGCGTAAGTTTGGTTATAAGGATAAGGAAACAGGTAAGATATACACAGAAGAGGAATATAAAGCACAGAAGAAGTCAGTTGAGAGACAACAGAAGAAGTTAAAAGCACAGGGTAAGCATGACCAGGCAAAGAAGGTTGGTGCAGGGTTTAACAACAGGGTAAAGAATCCTACCAAATTACAGAGAGGTAAGAATATTGGTGGGAAGTTAATGAAACCTGGTGCACAGAAGGGTATTGCTGCTGTTGGTGGTCTAACTCGTATTGCATCAGGTATTGCTAGTGGTGAAGATGCTACTCAAGCAGTAGGTGCAGGTGTTGGACAGGCAGCAGGTGGTATGATAGGTGCTGCTGCTGGTACTGCATTATTAGGACCATTCTTAGGACCATTCGCACCTATAGTAGGTAATGCTATTGGTGGATTCTTAGGTGAGTGGGTAGGTAAGACATTCCTACCATTGATTAAACCACTGTTTGAACCTATCCAGAAGATGTTTAGTATGTGGTTTGGTTTAGTTAAACAGATTGCTGCTGAGACAGGTATCACAGACTTCTTAGGTACCTTCTTTAAATTTGTAGGAGAGATTGCTAAGGTATTATTCAATATAATGGGATGGATAATGAAACCTATCAACTGGTTGTTAGGTGGTGCGATTAAGCTCATAGGTGGTGTTATTGGTTTTGTTATAGATTTTGCTAAGAAGATATTTGCATTCCTTGCTACGCCTGGAAAAGTAATAAGACAGGTCATATGGGATAGATCCTTCAAGAATGTAGGAAAAGATGTGAAGATGGAGCAGATAGAGTCCAAGGCTGCTGGTGGTGAATTACAAGGGACTCCTGCAATAAAATCATTTGCTGGTGGTGGTAAGTTTGATCCTATGGAACCACCTGCTGGTCAGGAATGGGGTGAGAATACCCAAGAGTTATTAGCACAGATTGGTCCTGCATTGCAAGAGTGGATGGATATGCATAATGCATTGATTGATAGTGATCCTGATTTCTATGGTACTCATACCAGAATAGAGATGGATAGGGATGGTAAGATGCCTAACTTTGGTAAGACTATTTCTAACATGGGTGAGTGGGCATTTAATGAGTCAGTTAATACTATTAAAGCTAATGAAGCTATGCCAGAGGAAGCTAAGAAAGCTTTACTCAAGAAGATGAACTGGATTAGGAAGCAGACCTTAGATAATCCTAACTTCAAATCAGATTTAGCATTCGATATCAATAAAGATATACCAGGTACAGCAGCAAATAGATTGTTACAGGAAGCACAGAAGGATACTAAGAATGCAGCAATAAAAGCAGGAATATCTCCTACAGAGGTAGCAAGACTATGGAATAGACAGGGTAGAGCTAAGGGTGGTTTAGTTAAGGGTATATTCACCCAACCAGCTGTCCCACATATGTCACAGGGTGGTGATGTTGCTCAGGCAAGTGATATAAGTGCAATGACTGAATCTAGGGATGCTGCACTTAAACAATTCCAATATCATAAGGAGAAGCAAACTGATCTTGAAGATATAGTTCTTCCACCTAGGACAGTTGTTGTTAACACTAAGGTACCTGTAATAAATAATGTTGCAGTTGGTACTAATAGTAGGGCAATTTACACCACTCCTAGTCCAATGTTTACCTGTTAATAGATGGCAAAAGTAGCAGCAAAAGTAACTAAACCAGCTCTTTATAAGATGATATCTTATAAGGGGGTGAAGGGTGCTGAGTCAAGATATACACCACTGACTGCTGCTCAGAGGTTACCAAAAGTTGAGAAGAGTATCGGTAAGGGACTTACTAAGGTTATCGAGGGTCTCAATTCATTAGGTGCTACTCTTAACAGTATTGCTAGTAACACGCAGAGTACCCTAGAATCCTGGCGTGATAGTATTAAAGAGCAGATAAGTAACAATGCTGCACTAATTAAGCAGGAAGAGAAAGCAGAGAAAGCAGAGAAGAAGAGAGAAGTTAAGAAGGAGAAACAACAGAAGGATCAACGGAAGCTTAAGGCAAGAGATGATAAGGAAGCAAAGTTAGAGAAGAAGAAAAAGAAGAAGAAAGGTAGTGGTCTTCTCTCTGGTGTTGTTGGAGCAGCTAAGAAGACAGGTGGTGGTCTCTTAGGTGGTTTAGGTGATCTCTTAAAGACTTTCCTCACATATCAGATATTTTCATGGATTGCTAAGAACCCCAAGTCAGTACAGAAATTTGCTGAGATATTAGCTAATATAGGTAAGTTTGTATTTAAAGTAGTAGGTATCCTTACAGGTCTAACCTTAGATGGTATAACTGATTTCCTTGAGAATCCCATAAGTCTGAAGGGTTTCTTTGGTATCTTTAAGTTCCTTCTTGGTGCAGTACCATTATTTGGTGCATTCTTATTCTTAAAGAATCCTAAGTTAATGATTAAGACTATCGGTACGGTAGTTAAAGCGTTATTGGGAGGTATTAAGAGATTATTTGGATTTGCTGGTAAATCAGATAAGTTAAAGGCACTCAAACTTAAGAAGATAGCAGGAAAGAAAGGTAACTTCTTTAGTAGTAAGGCAGGTAAGATTGCTACTGGTCTAGGTGTTGGACTAGGTGCTGGTATGGCAGTGAAAGCTGCTGGAGGTACTGACGGAGAAGCACTTGGTGCTGGTGCTGGTGCTGCTGGTGGTCAAATGCTTGGTGCTAAACTGGGTGAAGCTACTGGTATTCCAGGTATGGGTGCTGTTGGTGGTATGATTGGTACCATGGCAGGTGGTGCTGTTGGTAAGGCAATAGGTCCTATGCTAGATCCAATCATAGAACCTGTTAAGAAATTCTTTGGAGAAGTTCAGAAGATATTTAATACTGTATTGTCAGCTATTAAGGATCCACTTGAAGACTTCTTTAAGACATTAGGATCATTCTTATCTGGTATACTTAAGGTTGTAGAACCACACATGCCATTGATAGGTAAGATAATAAGTGTGGGATTACAGGTGATGTTTGCACCTCTATTCTTAGGTATCAGGGCATTAACTGCTGTGATGAAACTATTCACAGGTGGGGGTGGAGATTCCTCAGAAAAATTAGAACCTAAGGAAGACCCCAAGGAGACTAAGACTGTTTCAAAGGAGGTAAAGAAGGAGGTACAGGAGGAGAAGAAGAAGGTAGAACCAGTTCAGCCTAAGATTTCACAGGAAGATGCAGATGCATTCTTTGCTTTAGCTAAGCAAAGGAGAGATCTTAATAATAGGGAAGGTAGGAAAACTAAAGAGTGGAAGATTATTAATGCCCAATACAGGGCAAAGGGTAAAGAATTAGGAATGAAAGGATTTGCAGCAGGTGGATGGATCCGTGGTCCTCAGTCTGGATATCCTGTATCATTAGATGGTGGAAGAAGCACATCATTCATAGGTCATGGTACAGAGTGGGTTGGTAGGAAAGCAGGTGGTAAAGCATTTGTAGTACCATTTGATACTCCTGCAACTAGAGGTAATAGTGCTCTGACTGGCAGGAGAATGGGTGAAGCTCAAAGAGGAGGTTATGGAGTACCAGGTCGTGCAGCAGGTGGAAAGGTAAAGAAGAAGAGGGGCAATTGGTTAACACGTGCAGTTAATAAAACACCTCAAGTAAGATTAGCTAAGTGGCTTGGTAGTAAAGCAAGAAATGTAGTTACTAAGAAGGATGAGCAAGGTAGACCAGCAGGTGTAATGAGATGGTTAGCTGGTGCTGCTGATCAGGCAACAGGAGGTTTCTTTGACTTTGATAAGCAAGGACATTCAATGTATCAAATGTCTGGTGTTGCACAGAAGGCAGGACAGATGATAGAGGATGCTAAACAGAAGCAACAGGATAGAAAGCATAAGAAATTGCAAGAGCAATTGCAGGGAACTGGTAGTGTGATACAGTTAAATCAAGAGAGTCCAGGTAGTAGTATGGGTACTGGTGGTGCTACTGATAATCCTATTGTTGTACCAGGCGACCATGACCTTGATGCTGATAAGTATATACAACCTAAGTATGGTCTTGTCGCTGAATTTTTAACAGATCCTGTGGAGTTTATGTAAATGGCAATAGCAGAGTTCATTAATGATATAAACAATTCTTGGAAGACCATCAAGTATGGTATAGGTCAGAGTGCTAATGCATCTGGTGATAACGCAAGAGAATTTGAGATAAAGAAATTGTTGTTAACCACTGCTGATGGTAAGCAGACATTTAATATAGAGGATATGATATTGGATTTCCAGTACCATGAATCTATTGAGTCTTCCTTCTTAAGATGTGATATCAGTATTCTTGATGCCATTGACTTCAACCTAAAATTATTTGGTGGTGAGGAGATAGAGATACAGATGATAACATCAACTTCATTTGATGGTAAAGAGTTAAAAACTAAATTAACTGTATATAAGATTGGTAGTATACTTAAGACAGAGAGAGGACAGTTATATGTCCTACATTGTGTATCCCCAGAGATGTACCATGATGAAGGTAATAAGATATTCAAATGTTTTGGACCAGGTAAGAAGTCCAAGGATGTAGAGAATATACCAAAGTATATCTGTGAAGAGTATTTGAAGTGTAAGGGTGGTAATAAGGTTGGTAAGTATAACTTTGAGAATCATTCACCCTATACTTTTATATCATGTAGTTGGAAACCTAGTGATGCTATAGCATTTCTATCTGATAAGGTTACTAGATTGACTGGTAGTAAGGGAGACAAGAAGCAGTCAGGATTCTTATTCTGGGAGAATGCTAATGGATTTAACTTTAGATCTATTGATAGTATTGCTCAAGGTGAAGCGACTCAGAATGGTATCTATGAGTATACCTATGTGCAGGGTGCTCAAGAGGGTGTCAATAAGTTTTATTCTATTGAAGCATTAACATATCCTGATAAGGCAAATCATCTATCCAACATGAGGTTGGGTACCTATAAGACTTCTGCTATTGGTATATCAATAGCATCACAGAAGGATAGTTTTGCACCTGTATCTGGATCTAAGAATGAAGTAGAAGCAGGTGCAGGTGAGAGTGTTGTAGGGGGAGAGACAGTCTCTGCAACCAGTGGTACAGGATTAGCTGATAAACCAGGTGGTACTATTAGTGATCTTAAGGTACTTGATTTTAATATGGTATTTGGTAAGGCAGATACCGTAGAGAATGAACCACCTTTCCCTATACCAGAATTCTTTGACCTTAAGAAGGCAAAGCCTACTAGGATGAAGATCCGAGCATTACCTGGAATGAAGAATCAAACCAGTAATGCAAATGTGAATAACGGAACAAACCCTAACGTAGATACAATGGCTGTTGCACAATATGCTTCAGCGAGGTATAATCTATTCAAGGCAATTAAGTTGGATCTGGTAGTACCTGGTAATACTGCTCTCACCGCAGGTAACCTAATCAAAATTAGGATACCATCTTCTAAGGAAGAGGGTGATAATGTTGAGTTAGATAGAAGGTTCAGTGGTAAGTATATTATTGCGGGACTCACACATATCTACAAGAAAACAGGGTTAACGACCAAATTATACCTAGTTAGAGACTCAATTCCGAAACCGTAAGTATAAATAGTTATACACTCTACAGAGATAAAAATGACAACTATAGAGCAACACATACAGCATGATAAAGAGTTGGTAGATGATCCAACTGTTAGCCCTGCTGCACGTCGTCACTTTAAAGAAGAGTTACACGACCTTATAGAATATGCAGACCACCATAAGGCAGAGATAGAAGCAGGTGATCACCATGATCCAAATTGCTTAGAACTATTCTGTGATCAAAACCCTGATGAGCCTGAGTGCTTAGTATACGACGATTAAATGTTATTTAATGATGTAGTAGGTCACTACAGGAATAGGAATCAAGCATTCTCTAATCCCTCTACGTGGCCTCAGATTGACATAAGAATAATTGAACCTAGCTATGGTATACTATTAGCTAAGTCTTGGTATAAGTATAAGGGAGAAGACGAGCCATATAATTATATTCAGTACGATTGGCAGAGGATGGATGAAAACATCGTCTACACTAAAACTACTAACCTTATCACTAATACTCCTTCCTGTCCTTTCATTTGGCACTGGGATGGAGATTGGTGGAATGGTAGTACTGATGGAGAATGCATCCAAGGTGGTGCGAGGATGGTCTCCAAGATAAGATTTAACGGTAAGGAATACCGTGCTATTGATACTGGTTATGACCTAGAGACTGGTGAGTTTCGATGGGGTAAGGAAGAATCCGAAGGTGAATTTATATTCCAAAGATATGAAAGTAATTGATAATTTTCTACCACAATTTAAACCCCTCAAGACTTTATTGATGGGGAATAACTTCCCTTGGTATTATAACGAGAGTATATTACCACCAGACCATGCTGAGTATAAACCTCTTCCTCAATTTACTCATTGGTTTCTTTATGAAAATGGTGAACCAGGACCATACTTTCACTATATGATGGATGCTATTGATCTTCTTGGTGATATGTTACCACTTAGGATCAAAGCGAATTTAACTATGACTAATGGTGATGGTGGATATCATATTGATTGTGAAGGTGCAACTACTGCTATCCTATACATGAATACATGTAATGGGTATACAAAATTTAAAGATGGTAGTATAGTAGAGAGTGTAGAGAACAGAATGGTTATATTTGATTCTAACTTAGAGCATTCTGGTGTTACCAATACCGATGGTAAGAGAAGAGTTGTTGTGAATTTTAATTATGCAAATAATTGATCGTCTATTAGATCCTTATGAATATGATCTACTAAGGAAAGTCTTTCTTGAGGACCATGATTTTCCATGGTACTGGAGAGATTCTATACTCCTTGAAGGTGATGATGACTACCAACTATTACACTGGTTGTATAAGGATGGTGCACCTAGGAGTGATCACTTTGATAATATAGTACCAATACTTGATAAGTTAAAGATAGGTGCTTTATGTAAGATTAAAGCAAATCTAAATCCTAGGACTGAGGAGATACAGGAGCATGGATTTCATAGAGATCAAGATTGGAAGGGTGTTAAGACATGTGTATATTATGTCAATGATAACAATGGGTATACTTCATTTGAGGATGGACAGAGGGTACAAAGTAAAGCAAATAGAGCAGTGATATTTGATGGCATGACTAGCCATGCTGGTACTACATGCACTGATGAGAAGAGAAGGATAGTCATCAACATAAATTACTATCCCATAGAGAGATAAATAAAAGAAAACTATATTAGTAATGGCAGCACGTACTGATTATCTTGGAAGAGATGGATACACCTGGTGGGTAGGAGAGGTCGAGGACATTGAAGACCCTTCCCAGATAGGTCGTGTACGAGTGCGTATCCTTGGTTGGTATACTGGTAACTCGGAAGGTGATGCATATTTAAAGGAGGTACCAAGAGAGACACTTCCTTGGGCTACTTGTCTATTACCTTGTGACCAACCACAGATTAAGTCAGCAGGTACTGCTACAGAGCTACAGGTAGGAGCATGGGTGTTAGGTTTCTTCTTAGATGGTGAAGAAGCACAGTTACCTTGTGTACTAGGAGCATTCAGAGGATTCCAACAACAAGAGAGTAATGCTGTAACAACTCTTGCTGATCCAGAGATAGGTAAGAAATTAAAGACTAATACTCCACAACAACAGAGTCTTGCTGGTCAAGAGGCAAGAGATGGTAATCCATTCCCTAAGGTACCTCTGACACCTGCTAGTCCTATGGGTCAGGTTGAGGAATCTAGAGGAGGTGGTATTAATACTGCTGAGTCACGTGTACCAGGAAACTCAGTAACTAACCCTATTAAACCACCTACTAATGCTCAAGCTATTGGTGATGGTGTTGCTGGTCCTGCTGGTCAAGGATTTGAGAAAGATTTGAAGAGGATGCTCACTGAACTAGGTGAGATGGCAGCATCTATGTCCTCTGGACCTGGTGGATTTGTATCTGTTATCACTGGTAATAAGATGGCAGGAGACAAGGTGAGAGAGCACCTTGGTAAGACAATGAACTTCCTGTCTGGTGGTATTGCTGGTATTCTTGCACCTCTGAAGGAGATGTTAGCGAAGTTAATCGCTGAGGTTGTAGGAATGTTGGTGAAGATTATAGCTTCATTCGTACCACTTGTAGTTGTTAACCTACTGATGACATTCTTAGAGCAGATCTTTGCTCTATTCTGTGCTAAGACACCAATGTGGTTAGGACTGGTGAAAGGGGCACTGAGTGATACGGCAAACTTTGCTAACCAAATGGCGAGCCTTGCTGTAGATAAGATAGCTACGTCTTCAATAGGTAAGTCAATCGATTCTGCTGTTAAGGGTCTAAGCAACCGTATCCTTAAGGGTATCACTTCTGCAATGGATCGTGTTAAGTCTGTTGCTGGTGATGTTATCTCTGCTGTTAGTGCTGCTAAAGGTATGGCAGGGAAGTTGAAGTCTCTAGGTGATACAGTTCAATCTATATTTGAGTTTGACTTTTCATCATTAGACTGGGGTAGTCTAATGCAGATTCTTCTTGCTATTCTAGCTGCTCTATTCAAAAAGAGTTGTAATAGAAAGATAAAGAGGCCGAAGTCGAAGTCGTGGTTCCCTCTGATAGGTACTACGACGTGTGACAATATAGAGGATGCAATTAAAGGCACACCATATGAGAGTGTTGATAGTCTCTATGCTGAAGGGACATCCACTTTGAATATGTCATCCACACCTGTGCAGATGAAGGGTAGTTATATTGATCAGATGTTTGAGGGTATCAATCCCTATCTACTACAGAATTACAGTGCATTAAATGGCACAAGGATAATAGATGATGCTACTCCTGGTAAGGAGAAGAGGATGGTTACTGGTCCTGGTGGTGTCAGTAGTTTTGAAGATAAGTTTGGTAATATACACCGTAATGTACCTAACAATGATACTAAGATCATTGCTAAAGATAAGTGTGAGAATATTAAAGGTAACTCTGCTCTGACAGTAGAAGGTGACTTCACTCTTAAGGTCATGGGTAATATGCACTTTGAGGTTGGTGGATCATGGAATACACATGTATCTCAAGGACCACAGGCAGAGTCCTCTGGTGATAGTAGTTCACCTGATAGTACTACTACTGGTGGTAATATATCTCAAGAGAATACTAATGTTACTCAAGATAGGGTATCTGCTGACGTTATTAGTCAGTCACAGAATTTAGATACTGTTAGTGATTCTAGTCAAGCATCTGTTACTGCTGCTGAACAATCATTATATAAGAGAATAAACAATAAGTTAAAAGATGCGACATTCTATCCTGTAGATGAGATTCCATTCGCACCTGGTGCTGACCATATGGGTCGTACTGCATATGGTCCTCAACTAGCAGGATCATTAACTGACTCAACAGAGCAGAAGTCTTCTGCTAGATTTGAGGGTGATCGTGATGTATCAGTAGGTGGTGAGTATAAGGTACAGTATGCTAAGGGAAGTATGACTGGTATTGAATCAACTCAGATTATATCTCAAAACGTTAAGATAGAAGGTAATACTATTGAAAATATTGCTGATGGTGAGATAATCAACCAGGCCAACTGGATATCATCATTCTTAAACTCAGGTAGATTTGAGTTTATTGCACTATTCAATATGACTGCAACGTCATTGACTGGTCAGTTTACTATGTGTAAGGGTGCTATTGTTGATATCACAACAGACTTACCATTCCCAGGTGTTGCACCACCAACACAGGTTAGGATCTCAGTAGGTCAGCAGATGCCTAGTAGTATGGCAGACATACTAGCAGGTTCACAGAACTCATTCCATGCTACCTTTATCTCAGCACCCACTGGTGTGATTGCTGAGTTTGTCCCACAGGGTGCTATTATTAACCAGTGTAACAATGGTCTAGGAGCATACGTGGTCAACAACGGTTACATGGCAGTGGGTTGTGCTGCTGGTCCTTGTCAGGTCTTCGGGTTGCCAGTTTTGCTGAACTAGTGTATACTATATCCAGTGACCCATCCAACATGGCAGAGATAACAGGAGACACAGGCACATACCTAGAGCATATCTGGGTGAATGTGGCAAAGAGACAAGTAAAGATCATGGACAATGAAGGATATGATGAGATAGTGACGTGGGAGTTTAGTGAAAACGGAGTGGATGGGTTCACTGAAACATTGCAACACTTTAAAAGATTAGTCCCTGACGATATGATTACATACCTATGAATATCATACAACTAACACAGGGAGAATTGGAAGACAATCTCCCTTTTTCATTGAATCTGGTGGAGAAAGGACATACCCTAAAGGTTACTACCAATAACGGTATTGTCTGCATAATATCACCAGTAGCATCAGTTGCTCAGGATCCACAAGAACCAGAGCTAAATATTCCAAAACCTGATGAGTTTGTCCCAGATCCCGTTGGTACACGTGCTTATGTGGATGGTGCACTCGCAGAAATGAGTAAGGACTTGATGACATGAAAGGACGTATCACACGCAAGTATTGCTACCTAAATGGTAAAATAGTTGACATGTGGTACATTCAAGGCATCCCTTTCACATTTGAGGAACTACCTCAAGCAATGGCAGAATTGGATGAGATTGAAAACGAAGCAGCATTAGCCACTGGATATGATATGGATGACATGTATAAATGGTCAGACTATCTAATAGCAGAGCAATGCCACCCACTACTGTTTACAGTAGAGGAATTTATTGAAAACTATGAAGAGGTTCCCGAGTGAAGATTTTTTTAGATACTGCTGATGTCACCAGTATTCTCGAACGTTTCGAGACTGGGTTAATCGATGGTGTCACAACTAACCCATCTCTTATTCGTAAGAGTGGTAGAGATCCAGAAGATGTCTATCGTGAGTTAGCACACAATGGCATTCCAGACATTAGTATGGAAGTCGTGGAGGATATGATAGGAGAGGGTAGAAGACTCTCTAAGGAATTTCCCTACGTGTGTACCATTAAGGTACCATGCACCCCAGAAGGGTTGCAGGCATGTAAAGTATTATCAGATGATGGAGTTAGAGTAAATGTTACGCTTATTTTTAATGCAGCTCAGGCTATCCTTGCTTCAAAGGCAGGTGCTACGTACGTCAGTCCTTTTATTGGGCGGTTGGACGATAATAGCGTTGCTGGGTTGGAGGTTGTCCGATCAATAAGCGAAGTATATAAGGTGCAAGGAGTTAAGACTCAGATACTTGCAGCATCTATACGTGACGTATATAAAGTCAGTAGATCATTCTGGAATGGTGCTAGTGTAGTTACCATGCCACCTAAGATCTTTGATGGAATGTATAACCACATCCTTACAGATAAAGGGTTGGATATATTTGATAAAGATTATCAAGCAACTAAACAGTCAGTATTCAATCCACCTGCATATGCAAAACATGGCAAAGATCTTGATTCCATATGACTGTAACACATCTACCATGTTGGACTCAAGTGGACATCCATTGGGATCAGATTATCGAAAAGATAAATGGTGATGTTCAAGATGGTCACTGGGGTTATTCTAATGAGAAGACTCCAGATGAAATACTTCCTACTATTATATTAGAGGGTGATACGTTACCCTCTTCTTTTGTGCCTGTTGCTCAGAAGGTATATAA